TGACCGCTCCAGCCCTAGTCAATCAGCAATGGGTGCGCCGCTTCGATCTGAGCATGCGCATTCGCCGTCGCGTTGTCCGAACGTACCAGGTACTCACCATCCTGTCCGCGCAAGCATCCGTCGATTCCGATCCGCGCACCGAATCGATCATAGTCGACCAGTAACAACCTCACGTAACGAATTCTGACCCCGCCGAGTGCGGGGTTTTTCTTTTGGGAAACCCACAAATGACGACGAGTCAACTTCCTATCTCTCGCTTGATTCAGGGGACAGTGAATCTGTCGCCGAACGCGGCGCAGGCACAGAACCTGAACACCGAGTTGATTCTTGGCTCGTCGCCTGTAATCGACGTCGCATCGCGTATGCGCGAGTACTTCAGTTCGTCGGCAGTCGCCGCGGACTTCGGCACGACGGCGCCTGAATTCCTCGCCGCTCAGGCGTGGTTCGGCCAGTCTCCGCAACCGGCCAATGTTCTGATCGGGCGCTGGGCGCAAACCGCGACTGCAGCGCAACTGTTCGGCGCTACGCTTTCGGTTGCCGCGCAGGCAATCGCCAACTTCAATGCGGTAACGACGCCGGCTTTCTCGATCACGATCAACGGCTCGCCGTTCACAATCTCGCCGGCCAGCTTTGCCGGTGCGGTCAATCTGAACGGTATCGCTGCATTGATCCAGACGGCTTTGGCTGCTGCTGTCGCAGGATCAACCTGCGTGTGGAATTCGTCTTTCGCGCAATTCCAGATCACGGACGGCACGACGGGCGCAACGTCGACGCTGAGCTTCGCCTCGGCTCCGACTGCATTCGGTTCGATCACCTTCGCACTGAACCCGAGCGCAGCAGCAACGATCACGATTGGCGGCACTGTCGTTACGTTCGTATCGGCGCTGACGACGGGCAATCAGATCCTGATCGGCTCGAACCTCGCGGCTACGCTCGCGAACGCCGTCACGTTCCTGAACCAATCGGCAGACACGAACCTCGTCAAGGCAACGTACTCGGTCAACCAGGCTGGCACGGCGATCCAGGTCGTCTACAAGACGCCTGGCACGGCTGGTAACGCGTTCACGCTGGCGGCATCGGTTGCAACGCCTTCCGGCGCCACGCTGACGGGCGGCAGCGGTACGGACATCTCGACATTGCTCGGCATGACGTCCACGTCGTCGGGCGCATTCGTTGCCAACGGCGTTGCAGCAGAAACGGCCGTTCAGGCCGTGTCGCTGTTCGACAACCAGTTCGGTCAGCAATGGTACGGCCTGACGATCCCGCAAGCGGTTGATGCCGATCACCTCGCTGTCGCGGCATTCATCGAATCGACGAACAACAAGCACTTCTATGGCGTGACGACGCAGGAAGCGGGCGTGCTGGTCGCGAATGTGACGACCGACATCGCTGCACAGCTTCAGGCACTCGGCTACAACAAGACGTGTACGCAGTACTCGAGCAACAGCGCGTATGCAGTGAACTCGTTGCTGGGACGCCAGTTGACGGTGGACTACACCGGCAACAACACGGTCATCACGCTGCAGTTCAAGCAGGAGCCGGGCGTCGCTCCGGAAACGCTCAACGCAACGCAGATCGCAGCGCTCGAGGCCAGCAACTGCAACGTCTTCGTTGCATATAACAACGGCACCGCGATCATCGAGCCGGCCAAGGTTGCATCGGGTCAGTACATCGACACGATCGTTGGCATGGACGCGTTCCTGATCGACGTACAGAACGCGCTGTTCAATCGCCTGTTCACCAGCACGACGAAGATCCCGCAGACGGACGCAGGTATGCACGTCCTCGCGACCGACATTGAAGGCGTCTGCCAGCAGTACGTCAACAATGGGCTGTTTGCTCCGGGCGTATGGAACAGCGGCGGCTTCGGCACGCTGAATCAAGGCGATTTCTTGCCCAAGGGCTACTACGTCTTCCAACCGCCGGTTGCCTCGCAAAGCCAGGCCGATCGCGCTGCACGAAAGTCGGTTCCGTTCCAGATCGCTGTGAAGCTGGCGGGCGCAGTTCATTCGATCGACTTCGCAATTTCCGTGAATCAATAAGCGAGATAACACATGAGTACATTTTCCTTTCAGGACTTTGCCCTGACGCTTACTGGTCCGGGTGGATCGATCACGCTCGGCGATGGCGCGGGTGATGCCAAAGAAGGCGTCACATTCGAATTCGTCGAAAACGCCAACACGATGGTCATCGGGGCTGATGGCACTGTTATGCACAGCCTGAACCCCGGTAAGGGTGGCCGCGCTACGGTGCGCCTGCTGAAGACCTCGCCGACCAACGGCAAGCTTTCGGCGATGTACAACTTCCAGCGCACGAGTTCGGCCAACTGGGGCCAGGGTGTTATGGCAGGCTCGGACATCGTCCGCGGTGAGCAGTACTCCTGTCAACAGGTCGCGTTCTCGAAGTTTCCGAACAACACCTACGCAATGGAAGCCGGCACGATCGAATGGGTGTTTGACATTGGCGTGATGGACCCGGCGCTCGCAATCGGGGTGTAACCCATGAATGACATTGTAGAAGTCGGCGGCCAGAAGTATCGGATTGGCCGCATCGACGCCCGCAAGCAGTTTCACGTTGCTCGCCGGCTGGCTCCGTTGCTGGCTGGCATGAGTGCGCTTGGCGACAAGAGCGCTGGATTCGCGGCACTCATCGGTCCGCTGACTGACGCTCTGTCTGGCATGTCGGATGAAGACGTCGACTATGTTCTGGACGTGTGCCTCGGCGCCTGCCAGCGCATCCAACCGAATGGCCAGGGTGCTCCGGTAATCGCCCGCGGCGGCGCTCTCATGTTCGAAGACATGGACATGGGCCAGATGATCCAGCTAGCCGTCAAGGTGATTCAGGAGAATCTGGGCGGTTTTTTTCCCGGCGCGGCAGCGGCATAAGCGCAAGTCAATCGCAAAACGTCGCGCTGCTATCGTTGCCCGATGGCGAAGACTGGCTACTGCAACCGGTCATGGAAGGCTTGTGCAAGTACGAGTCTCTGATAGACGGGACTCTATCGCTCGAGGACGTGGCGCTTCTTAACGACGCAATCGCGGTGCGTTCCGCCAACGAAGAAATCATGAGACAGCAAGCGGAGCGTAATCGATGAGTGATTCTGGAGTATTGCGCGAGTTCCTCGTCCGCTTAGGGTTTTCTGTCGATGCCGCCTCGATGAAGAAGTTCGAGGCTTCGGTCGAAAGCGTCACGAAGTCGGTCAAGGAAGTTGGGATCGGTGTCGCCGCCGCGGCAACTGGTATCGTGGCGGGCGTAAAGATCATCTCCAATCAGATGGAGAATCTTTACTATGCCTCGCAGCGCACGGGGGCGACGGTCGGCAACATCATGGCCCTGCGGTACGCTGCGGGTCAGATCGGGCTCACGGCGGATCAGGCGCAGGGCGCGCTCGAGAACTTCGCCCGCACGTTGCGTCTGAATCCCGGCTCAAGTAGCCTGCTTGATTCGCTGGGCGTCACCGGGAAAGACCCAGCAGAGAAGTTCGATAGCTTCATCGCGAAAGCGAAAACGATGCAGCCCTATGTGGCTGCGGCCTATGCGCAGTTGTTCGGTATCGACGCCGACACGCTGCTCATGCTCGAGAACGGGCAGGACAAGCGCCTTGAGGCTGAGCGTCAGTATCACGAGAAGCTAGCTGCATTCGGAATCGATCCCGACCAGGCGGCGAAGGCCGGCGTAGATTTCAATAACTCGCTCCGGTCTGTCAAGGACACGTTTGCTGATCTTTGGATCGTCATCGAATCCAAACTTGCTCCGGTTCTGACGCCGCTGGTCGCAGAGTTTGAGAAGTTCGCCGAGAATCACGCCGGCGAGGTAGCGCAAGGCATCGCTGATGCCGTGCAAAGCCTCGCCAACTGGATTCAGAGCGTCGACTGGAAGAAGGTCGGCGACGACATCGCAAGCGTCTACCATGCCATCGGCGGGCTAAAAGGTGTTCTGATTGCGATCGCGGCGATTCAGTTGATGCCGCTAGTGACTGGCATTCTCAATCTCGTGTCCGCCGTTGGGAAGCTTGGTGCAGTAGCCGCGGGCGGCGCAATCGGCGGTCTGCT